AAGATCTGGCATAGAATACAAGATGATTTAGCATCTGGCCCTAATGTAAGATTAGGTAAACCTATTAGAGATCTTAAACAAATGTTTAGAGATGTAGATGCAAAAATGCTAGAAAAAATGGAAGGTGAATACAAACCTAACATGATGGATACAATACAATATGAAATGGTAGATCACTTTTCTTTTATTACAGGAAGATTAACAGGTAAAACTGGTGAAACTAGATGGCATTCAGAACAAGCAAAAAATTTAGAATGGGCTATAGATAATTTTAGATACCGACACGCTTTGTTAAAACAATATAGAGATGAAATGAACAGACACGTTATTAAACCTGCGTTAGATAAAGGTTACGATATACATGACATAAGTGTAATGATGTTTTTACGTAATTTATCAGAAAGTGGACAAAGAGAAAATATGTTATCTTCTTTAGGTATACAAAAATTTGCACCAGAATTGAAAGCTAAATTAGGTGAAAGATCTGTTGAAGAATTATACAAATATTATGCAGAACTAAAACCAGATCTTATAAGATTAACAGATGAATTTTATAGAATAAGACAAGATATGATTATTCCAGAAATAAAAGAAAGCAAAATGTATGATGCTGAAGTTGTTAAAAATATGGAAAATAATTATCAATATGGAACTTTTAATGTAGCAGAATATTTATTAAAAAGAATGGAAAAATACGGATCTAACAATACAGCTACATTAGCATTAAAAAAATCAAAAGGTTATCTAGGTGAAATACAAAATCTTTTAACGGCAACTATGGAAAAAGATATGATTTTATTAGTAGAAGCTAAAAGACATAGAACAATGCGTATGACAGTAGATTGGTTAAAAGACAATAAATCATGGTTAGAACAATACGATAGAACATTTACTGGTCAAGGCATGAAATTAAGAGATATATCTACAAAAGGTAAAGAAAGAATAATACAAAAACCTAAAATGGTAGGTAAAGGAAAAATAGAAGCACCACCAAAAGGAATGAAACCTTTTCATTATATGGTTAATGGTGAATTAAAAACATATTTTGTTAATAGACATATTGCAGATGCATTTAGTGCTAACCCATTAACACAATTTTATGCAATGAAACAAGTTACTTTAAGTGCAGATGTATTTAGAAAATTATTTACAGAATATAATCCTGCTTTCTGGCCTGTTAACATGGCTAGAGATATAAACAGATCTGTAAAACTATTACCTAACGCAAGATATTTTGATTTAGTTGGTGCGGGAAAAAACAGTTATATTAAATATTTATTTAAAGCAATAAAACCTGCTTACAAATCTATTTTTAAAGACGGTACTGAACTTACTAGATGGATGGAAAGAGAAGGTTTTTTAATTTCAATGGTAGAAGGTTATAGAGGTCAAGCTGGTAGTAAAGCTATAAAACGTGGTGTTGATAATGATACTTTTATGATTGAAAAATTATTAGATAAAGAAGTTAAACAGCACGGTAATCTTAATAAATTATACGATAAAACATTTGGTCAATTATTTAATAAACTAGGTAATTTTGCACGTATGTTTGAAAGATCACCTAAAATAGCAGGATATTTATTTTTAAAAGATCAAATTGCACGTGGTAAATTAAAAATGACTGACAAAGAATTAATGATCCGTATACAAAGTGAAATAGGATCACCTAATTTTTTACGTCAAGGTAAAATGCATACAATAACAAATAATCTATTTTTATATTCTAATGCCGCAAAAGAAGGTTGGAGGGCTGACTACAATAGATTTAAAGAAGCACCAGCAAGTGTTGGTACAAAATTTATAGCATATAACGTAACACCTAAAATATTACAAAAAGCATTTACATTAGGATTATTTGGTACTGGTATTGGTTACTTATATAAGTATGGTGTATCAGAATGGGATCAAGTAAATTATATTCCTATAGTATTAGGAACAACACCAGATGGTAGAGCAGTTTATTTTAGAATACCACAAGATGAAACAAGTAGATTAATTAATGGTCTTTTATACAAAGCAATGGATTTACCTAATAAAGATAATTTAGGTGAGGTATTATCTACACCTTTAGATATGATAGGATATTTAGGTAAAGGTGGAACACCAGATATTAACCCAATAATACCTCTTTTAACAGATTTAATGTCATGGATGACAGGTATTACACCATTTGATGATTGGCGTGGTACATCAGCAATAGATAAAGATTTAGATAAAGCTGGTGGTTTCCAAAAACAAGTAGAAATACTAAAATGGTTTTTTAATACTTATTCTGGTACAGGATTTCATAAATTTAAAAGTAATGATTATAGTGAAATGACAACTGAATTAGAAAAAATATTAGACTTTCCAATAGTAGGACAACCATTAAGTAGATTTTTAAAAATAGGCGATCATCCAGCTACAGGATATATTAAAGATGGTGCAGATGGTCTTGATAATTATGACAAGGCAGATGCTAATTTAACTATAGAAGTTAAAAATGCTTTACTTAAATTATTTACAAATGAAAAATTATCTGACAAAGAAATAGAAGCGCTAAAAACAAGGCAATCATGGCTTACTAACAAAATGACATTAGATTTATTATCTAAAAATGCAGGTGCAAATGAAGTAATTAGAGATATAATAGGTGAAAAAGATGGAAAAAGACGTGTAATAATGATAGATAAATTAATTAAATATTTAGAAGAAACTGACAATTATCCTATAGAAAGTAAAAAGGAATAGTGGTAAAATAAACTATGACCATATCTACAACTAATATTAAAAACAGTTATTCTGGAAACGGAAGTACATCTGTTTTTCAATACACATTTAAAATAACATTAGATAGCGAAATACAAGTTATTATTAGAGCATCTAATGGTACTGAAACAGTAAAAACAATTACAACACATTATACTGTTAGTGGTGCTGGTAATGCTAGTGGTGGTAATGTTACCTTTACGGCTGGTAATATACCTGCATCTGGTGAAACTGTTATTATACGTAGAAATACTGGTCAAACACAAACTTTAGATTTAGTAGAAAATGATCCTTTTAGTGCAGAAACAGTAGAAGGTGCATTTGATAAATCAATATCTTTAGTACAAGAATTACAAGAACAATTAGATAGATCTATTAAAGTATCTAGATCAACAACATTAAATACACCAGAAATAACAAATGATGCATCTGCAAGAGCAGGTAAATTACTTGGTTTTGATGCTACTGGAAATAGTTTAGATGCTACTATTGATGGTACAGGTATTGCAACTAGCGCAACTAATGCGGCTAACAGCGCAACTAATGCGTCTAACAGCGCAACGGCGGCGGCTAGTAGTGCTACATCAGCAGAAAATGCAAAGAATGCGGCAGAAGCGGCTTTAGATACATTTGATGATGATTTTTTAGGTAGTAAATCTAGTAACCCATCAGTAGACAATGATGGCAATACTTTAGCAGACGGTGCATTATATTTTGATACAACTAATAATGTTATGAAGGTCTATGATCTTGGTAATACAGTATGGAAACAACTTACACCAACATCTTCTCAACAAACAAACATAGATGCGGCAGTTGCAAATGCAACTAATATAAATCATGTAGGCGGATCAATAGGAAGTGTAAATACAGTTGCAGGTGATATTGCTAATGTTAACACACTTGCTGGTATATCTGGACTAGGTACACTAGCAGGTTCAGCATCATCTGTAATTACTGCTGGTAATAATTTAACTAGCATAAACAGTTTTGCTAACACATATTTAGGGCCAAGCGGTTCTGCACCTACACAAGATCCAGATGGTAGTGCATTAGATAGTGGTGATTTATATTTTGATACGTCAAGCAATCAATTAAAAGTATATGGTTCTTCTGGTTGGCAATCAGCAGGTTCTACAGTAAATGGTACATCTGCACGTTTTACATATAATGTTACAGGTACACCTACAACTTTAACAGGTAATGATGCAAACGGAAATAATTTAGCATATGACGCAGGATTTATTGACGTTTATTTGAATGGAGTTAAGCAGGTAAATGGAACAGACGTTACAGTAACATCTGGATCTAGTATAGTTTTTGCATCTGCATTAGCAAACGGTGATGTAGTAGATTGTATTGCATTTGGTACGTTTAGCGTAGCATCTATAGCCGCTAGTGCAATAACATCTGGAACATTACCTACAACAAGAGGTGGTACAGGTTTATCTACATTAGGAAGTGCAGGACAGGCATTAGTTGTAAATCCAGCAGGTAACGCATTACAATATGCAAACGCATCTAGCGCAGAAGTATATGGATTTAATTTATCTTTTGTAGCATCTACAGTTAATTATACAGTAACATCTGCATCTTATGCAGGTGCTAATAGATTTCATATTTTAGGTACTCCACAAAAAACATTAGAATTATTAGAAGGTAATACGTATGTATTTACATATCCTGCGGCACATCCTTTTGCATTAAGTACTACGGCAGATGGTTCACATGGTGGAGGAAGTGAGTATACTACAGGGGTTACAAGAAACGTGGGGGCTACTACATTAACTTATGTTGTACCTGCATCTGCACCACAATTATACTATTATTGTACAAGTCATAGCGGTATGGGTGGTACAGCTAATACACCAGTACCATTTAACAATAATGTACAGGTTACAACAACAAATCAAGGTCAAGACAATATAAGTGCCGCTACTTATGCTAGTTTTGATGACGTTATATTTGCGGCAAGTGGCTTTACTTTTAGCTTATCTAATGGTGAATTAATTGCTACAATATAATTGAAAATATGATAAAATAAATATATAAGGATAACATATGGCAACAATAAATATTGGATCACTTTCATTTACGCATAAAGGCGACTATGCTTCTGGCACAACTTATGCAAAAAATGATGTAGTGTACTATTCAACAAACGGTAATGCTTACATTGCTAAACAAGCTACAACTGGTAATGCACCTACAAGTACAGCACATTGGGATGTATTTGCGGCTGGTTCTGGTGGTATATGGAATGCTGGTTTATCTTTAGGAACTGCTGGACAACTAGTGCAAGTAAATTCTGGAGCTAATGCTCTTGAATTTGCAGATGCATCTGGAGGAATAATATCAACTGGTTCGGCTAATGATAATACAAGCAGAACGACAACATCAACATCATTTACTAAAGCTAGTAATACGTTAGATTTGACTGTCACACCAGCCTCAACATCAAGTAAGTTTCTAATTACTTTTACAGGAAACTTTGGAAATAATGGTACATCTACAAGGTCTTGGCTTACTATTTTTAGAGATAGTACAAATCTTGCTCCAAATGGAACTTCGTTTGTCACTCATGAACAAGGTAGTAGTGGTTTTCAAACAGAACAACCTTGTACTATTGTTTTTATAGATAGTCCAAATACGACATCAAGCATAACGTATTCTTTCCAAATAAAAGCTCAAAGTGGAAATACTACTTACATTGGTGGAGAATCAACTGGAAACACTCATTATTTAGAATTTTAATAGGAGATAATTATGCAAACAAATAAAATAATAAAAGCGATACAATTAATCAATCCTAATGCTGAAGTTTCAGTAGGTGGAGAAGATATAAATTCTATTGTTTGGGAAAATGGAACTACACCTATTCCTGTTGCAGATATTCAAGCAAAAATACCCGAAGCAGAACAAGCAATAGCAGATGAAGCTCAATCAAAAATAGATTTAAAAGCTAGTGCTAAAGCAAAGTTAATAGCTGGTGAGGCTATGACCGAAGAAGAAGCAAACATACTTGTAGGAGTTTAATCCTATGACTAAAGCAAGAGATTTAGCAAACATAATTAGTGGTGGATTTACAGTATCAGATTTACCTACATTAACAGATGCACAAATACCAAATATTCCAGCATCTAAAATAACATCTGGTACTTTTGCAGATGCTAGAATAGCGGCATCAAATGTTTCTCAACACGCAACATCTTTTGATGATAATAAAATTGTTAATGATATTTCTACTTTAGGATTAAGAGTACACACACAAGAAAATCTTAATGCAAGTAATTCTAACTCTGCGTCTTTTGATGTATTCCAAGATAGCTCGGCTATTTCTAATCTGACCGATTGTGCTAGAAGTTCTAGTGAATTTATTAATACAATTTCAGAAACGATTGGCTCAAATGCAGAACGAGATAGTCATTTTAGTGGTAATACAAGTAGAACAACACCAGGTATGCCTGGACAACATGGTGCAGCAAATAATTCTTTAAGACTTTTTGATGGTCAGACAGCACAAAATTCTGGAATGGCTTATTGGGGTGGTAGTGCTTATTCAGCAAAACCAGGAACTCCTCATCAATTTACTACTTATAATTATTCTAGTAATATTTCTGGTGTTTCACCAATGATACTTGATTTTGTTGCTGATAGTGGTTCAACCTTTGCAATAATTCCAGGTAGTTATCTTAGATGGTATTCAGTTAATACAGATGGCAGAGTGAATGGTCACTATTTTATGTATCAAGATACAAGTGATGTTTGGCATTTTTGGAATGGAGATGGTAGAGATGGCGTTTCTGGTTCATCTTGGACAGATGGTACAGTTTTAAACGCATCAAACTCTAATGGGTGGAATGGTATTCAACACCCATCTAATGGTGCTAGTATTGGAATTAAAAGACTTGCTATGATTACTACTTCACACCATACTGGTGGAAATTCATATCCAGGAATTACAGAGTTAGATACTAATTTTGCAACATACAGTTTAACTGCAAATGCAACTGGCTCATTTACTGGAAACAATATTACAGCATCATCAACAAACAAGATGGGGGCTGTTATCACATATCAAGATTTTTCTGGTACAAATTCTTTGAACACAGATATAGTTTTACAACTTTCAGCAGATGGTGGTTCTAATTATTCTACAGCTACAATGACAGCTTTACCAGATTTTGCTACTGGAATTAAGATGGCAAAAGTAAATGACTTATCTGTAACAGCAGGAACAAGTTTAAAATATAAAATAAGTTTTGCTAACCAAGCTAGTGGAAGTAAAGAAGCTAGAATAAGAGGAGTGTCATTACAATATTAAGGAGTATATATGCCACACGGAAAAACACATAACAAAGGGGATCTTAATAAAGATGGTAAAATGTCTGGTTACGAAACAAAAAGAAGTAACGCTATTAAGAATGCTATGGCTAAATCTAAAAAGAAAAAGTCATTTCCTAAATTTGGTACTAAAAAATCTAGTTACGCTTAAACTAATTTACCTATCCAATTACCTTTATTATTAAGAACCATTGGAAGTAATTTAGGATAACCGTCAACTATCATTGCAGATCCTAATATAAATCTTGTCTTAAAATTTTTAGCGTATGCAAAACTTTGTGATTTTTGATTTATTAAACATCCTACATTCATAGCAAAGAAAAGATTATCTGGATTGGCCCACCAAGATACAAGAAACTTTGTATGATAATGACCTTGTACTGCTGACATACCCATTGTTTGTGATACCTTTAATACATCCGCAGATCTACCATGTGTAAAAAAACATCTTTGTCCATTTGACATAGTAAGAGTAAGATCATCTACCCATTTCCATTTCTTTGTACCTAGAAACTCACCATAATCTTTTAAGAATTGTTTTGACATACCAAACTTTAATGCACGTCTATATACTAAACTACTATGATTACTCTCTACCTCTACCATTTGAGGAAATATATCTTCTAATTGTTTTATGTATTCTTTTGATTTATCTAATTCGTGTCCAGCAGAATATAAGTCTGGATCGTGAGAGTGCATAGATATAGCATGGAAGTCAAGTAGATCACCAATATTAACCACGAAGTCTGGCTTATATTCTTTTTTAATTTCACGTAAAAATTCAAAACTATCTTTGTGATGATATGGTATATGAAGATCACTAATAACGAGTATGCGTTTGTGTGTCATATTTTATAACAGGTGAACCGTCTATCCACTCCTCTAGGTTTTTAAGTTTTTCATTAGGATCAACGAAAGTGTACTTACCATTATGTATGTGTACGTCTTTAATAATAGGTGTTTCACTTTTGTTCTCATAATTAATTATTATATCTTCTAGTACTAACACTATGCAATGTATACTAGAAATAGTTACTTTTTGCAACTTCTCATAATTTCAGATAAAGACTTGGCACGTGAGGGAGTTTGTGTAGCCCAACGGCTATCCATCATTTGAAATGATGCTTCACCATAATCTTCTTTTTGTAGTGCGGCCCACATCTTTTTAAATTTACCAACACCACCTATACCTAATTGGAATACCATCTCAATTAGAACACATTTAGCATCCCATTGTATTGTAGATACTTCGTTATCTTTTAATAACATTTCTGCATTTAATCCTGCTCTTGTAAAATCACTATCAAATTGTTTGCTTAATTCTTCTTCTGTATATTCTACACCTTCTTCATAACTATCTTCTTTTGTTACAAGGTGGCCATATCCGATTGTGGCAAAACCAAGACTATCCTTATATATCTTGTTTACAAATCCTTCATGTTTCTTAATACGTTCTTTTAAATCGTTATAATCCATTATGCCTTATTTCTATTAGCAAAGTTAGTTGCCGCTTGGGCTGACGAGAACCCCCATTTTTTTAACGCTAATGCTTTTCTGGTAGGATTGCCCTTATCATCCTTCATTGGGCCTTTCATGCCCCCGAAACGGGCCGCAAACGATATTCTACGGCCACTCTTACCTTTAGATAATGGTGGTTTTAAATTAGATCCTTCGGTACGTTTAAAATATTCTCTACCTTTTTCATTTAAACCACCGCTAGGATTTTTATGTTCCTTGCTGTAACCCATATATTATGCTCTACCAAATTTTGGAAAACCAGCTTTCATGTTTTTATATGCTTTTGCACTAACCGTAGATTTAGATTTTGGGTTAGATGTACCAGCTTTCTTTTTACGGTTCATATAATAATATAAACCTTTCTTTGCTTTCTTTCCACTTTTAGTAGTATGATAATCACTTGCCATATTATTTCCTTTTTATTAGATCGGTTGCTTTAAGTCCATACACAGATGCTATCACGCCCACAAAAATTGTCTGATACCAAAATGGAAGTTGTGAAAAATACTCAAAAAATAATTTCATTTTTTCCATGTGTGCAGGATTATCTGACCATACCGCAAATCCTAACATTACGATAGGGATACTTAACAGTATTAATATGAACTCGTCTTTCCAGTCCGATTGTCTGGCTTCTAATAATTTACCTTGATATTCAGCAGATCCATTAGCCATCTTTTCGGCGTGTTTGTATTGTGCATCTGCCATCATCATTTTTGTTTCTTGTCTTTTTTTAAATATATGTGTACCTGCTTGTACTGCAATCTTTGCTAAACTAAACCATGCCATAATCTATCTCCATAATGTAAACATTTTTAATAATGCTAATATTAATGCTACTAAAGAACCTATCACAAATATGGCTTTTATGCCACCTTTACCCATAGCTACTTGTTTTTTTAATTCTTCTATATCCTTGGAATTCTTGTGTACTAAATGTTTTATCTCATCTAATTTATACGATATGACACTATGAGAGATAGTTTTTCTAACAGCTTTTTTCTTTGTTTTTATCATGTACCAAGACCTTCTTGCTTTTCTTCTTGACACCAAAATCTTATTATTGGTTTAGATTTATTTAAGTTATCTTCATCCATATCATTTATAAATATTAAACTTTCTTCATAACCTGCTATAATACATCCTTTATAACTATCAAATATATCATTAGGTAATGGTGGATAGCATAAACCGTTTACACATAATTGCATTACTAAAATAAATTTAATCATTATTTATCTTTTTCTTTCTGTAATACTTTCGGTGTACCTGTACCCTCCAAGTCCAATGGAATATTGATCTTGATACTTTGCCTATCTTTTCTATTATCCAATCTATCATTGTTATATCTAACTTCGTTTTCGTATGTCCTATCTTCGTCTATCATATTATTTTAATATTAATTTTTTTATATGTTTCTTATCTAAATATATTTCAATTTCTGCTTCTGATTTTAAACATTGATATCTAACATTACCACCAGACTTTAACTGCCTATCGGCAACCCTCTTACCTTTTAAACATTCTGACATAGAAGGTTGTATTCTATGTTCTTGTATTTCATTATTGACTATCATTAATAATGCTATAACTGTTTCAATCATTAATGTCCTCCGTTACCATTTGCTCTAACTTTGTCTTTTAATTTTTCTAAATCTTGCGCCATCTTCTCTACTTGTTTTTGTAAAAATTCTATATTGACTTTGTTAGTCATATTCATTTCTTGATTTTTTTCTAACTTCTCTACAGTTTTATATAGATCTTCTATAAGCATAAACTGTTCAGCATCCGCAGGTAGAGATCCCATCTCACCACGTGGCCATTTTATTCTAAATTCTGTATTATGTTCTTGATCTTTTGCCATCAACTCTAACGTAGTAGAGTGTTTATTTAGTTGTTCTACTATATTGAAATAGGCCATAGTGCCAACAGCGACAGCACCTATTATTGCTATTAGGTTACGCATTGGCATAGCTACAGATGTATTATCACTAATCTTCATAACCTGTTATTTTATCAGATTAAAAAGATAATAGAAATAATAAATGTTATCGCTAGTTTAGTTTGGTTAACAATGATTTGATTTTTTCAAGATAGACAATTTGATCCCATGCTTCTTCTTGTGCATCTTCTATCCATTTTTCTATAGGTTTCTTTGCTTGTACCATAGTTACATTGTATTTTTTTATTCCATCTTCGGATCTTTTAGCAAATTTATGTAATAGGTTTTGAACCATGGGATCTTTTGTAACAATGAAAGGTCTTATTATTTTAGGTTTTTTATTCATTAAAAACTCACATTCATAAAATGACTACAGAACTGATTAACACTACAATAATGCTGACATCTAACATCTTCACCTGCACGGAATACTACCTTACATCCTTGGCCTTCAACATATTTATTATCTTTCATGTATTTATCCATGTCTTGTCTTGTAGGTAATACACGTTTTGCAGTTTTTCTGTTGTCCAACATAAGAGCATAACTATCTTCTTTTCGCCATCTTTCTTTTGCTGTACACAATGGAAGATCATCTGTTTTTTCTGCATCTTGATGTAATTTAATACGTGCCTGTACATAGTTTTCTTGTTCTTCTTCTGACCATCTACGTATAGGTATCATAACAACTTGTTTTCTTGGATAGTTGTCTGATTGCATTACTTTTAGTTTTGACCAATCACGCAGTATAGCCATTATGTTTAATGATTTAACTTTGACTTCTTTCTTATACCTTGTCAATGTCTTTTGATTTTTTCTACACAGAAAATCTAATACATTAAGTTGGTTTTCCCATTCGTCTTTACCATTAGTCAATGCATCAAGTGCGGCCCATGCAGATGTAACTTTAAAATCTGTTAGATCACCTTGTCTAGATAACAAATCAAACTGACCACTTAATGTCCATCCATTAGTTATCTTATCATCTTTGTAAAACAATCTACGTTCAGCTAGATCTACCTTTAGTTTAGATCTCTCTAATATATGGTGTACGGATTGACCAAGTAAAGAGAATATTCTATTTGATACATCATCTTCAATAAGATCCCAGTTACGCATTTCTAGTACTCTTATTCTAGGTGGTGCAATCAAACGGGTTGCAGATATGTTAGATCCACTACTATCATAGGGATCATTTATTACAGCCCGTTCAATAACTTTTGGTAGATTTGATCTATTTGTTATTTTCATTAGAACGGAATATCACCAAGATCTTGTGCATTATTCTCATCACCTAAATCTTGTTTTTCCGTACCTTCTAACTCTTTAGATTTTAAGATAATGTTTCTTATGCCTTCGGGTAATTGATTAAACACTTCCATCTTTTTTTCTTGAAAGTCTGTAATACTAAATACCATGTTAGGATGAAACTGTTGTGCAATCTCATCATTCTTACCTATTGGCATAACGGTTGATACTTTTGGTTTACCGTTTTGATTTAGTATAACATTTATACTACACGGTTTACCTGCTACCTTTGATATATCAAACGCTTTCTTTTCTGTTTCAGTAAAAGGTCTACCACGCCATGATACTAAATCATTAGCAAGATTTGCTTTTTCATTTAATGATAACGTATAGAACTTACTGATTGTTAATGGTTCACCTTTGTTATCTGTTTCAGATGGTACTTCCCATATCAACATTACCTGTCTTTTCCAACTAATCTGCCCTTGATAATCGTTTTGCTGTGTACCGAGATCTATTACTCTTACACATCTGGCCTTATGTACACCAACAGATACCGTTGGATAACTTGGTGTATCATTGCCACCATTTGCTATTATGCTTGTCATATATATCCTTTTTTCACTAATTTATTATTGATTAAGTTAAGTTAAATGATATATTAACGTAAGTCAAGTATATAGATTGACTTTTGTTAATAAAACAAATATAGAACAAATTATGGCAAGTGTATTAGATGAACTTATAGAGGAATTACAAGCTAAACAAAAAAGGATTGATAAAGAAATTATTAATCTTGACAGATCTAGTGTTATCCCTCAACATTATAACAAAGCTGATGATATATTAGTGCTTACAGATGAAGCAATAAAGTGTGAGGATAGGTCTAAATACCTGTTGCAATTAAGACACACTACTGTTGCAAAAATACAACAGGGTGAAACATGATAGAAAAGGTAGGATTAGCAAAAGAACGTAAGAAAGAGATCGTAGGTAAATATGGTGGTAAAAATTTATCACGTATGCTGGGGATCTCACATCCTGCCGTATCTAAATGGCAAGTAATACCACCTTTTCGTGCATATCAGATTGCACAATTAGGTGATTATGATATAAGTTACATAAGACCAGATTTAGAGATTGCGCCTAAACGGTAGGCGTAGACCATTATCAAATAGGTTAAAAGTATACCGTGTATATAGTGAAAGCGAGAGTGGAAGCTATATTGTGGTGCGGTTTTTTCCCTCTTTCATTTTAGTTTAGGTTTCCGCACCACCTCCCTTCTTTAGAATGGTTATAAACAATGGCATTGCTATAGCATTGCTATAAAATCGTATCGTTTTGCTAATAGCAAAAGTATCCCCTTCATCTTCATCTTCACCTTCAACTACACCTACAACTACATACAAGATAGTAGACACACTTGACACGTAGTTTCTCTTAATGTAAAACTGATATTAACCTAACTTAATATGTGTAATAAATGAGAAAATCTACAACAGACGAACAAAGCCCTGCTTTTCAATTTTATGCAAGTGATTGGATATCAGATCCAAACAGAATGAAGTTATCATTAGAAGAACAAGGCGCATATATTTTATTGTATTGTCATTGTTGGCGTAGTTTTCGTATTCCGAAAGATATGGAAGTGTTATCTAGAATGTCTAATTGTAGAGTTGATAAGTTAGAAAAAATTTGGAAAAAAATATCACATCTATTTGAAGAAAAGAAAGACAAAGAAGGCAATATATTTCTTGTATGTATACAGGCAGAAGAAGAACGTAAAGAACAAGAAAAGAATAGAAAGAAAAGATCTATTGCAGGTAAGTTAGGTGCAAAAAAAAGATGGAGTGATGAAACATTAGGCGAAGATGGTTAAGATAATTATATTTTTATTAGCTTGTAATACTTGTGAACTAGAAAGATTATATTACGAGTATGACCATACAAAGTATGAGTGGTGTTCAGACCATGCGCATAAAATTATAGAAGATATGTCTACATTTCATTGGTACAAAGAAGGTGTATGGGAACATTCTGCTTACTATACAAATGATGGTAACAAATTAGTTATAGGGCATAGGTGCGAATGACATATACTCCTAACTCACATTATAGTATGTTTTTAGATTACTTTGGTCAAACACATACATTCCAAACATTTGATGACAAAATTAGAAACAAAAAATTAATAAAACAATTACATGGTACTATTGAAGAACACTTTGATGAACTTGCTGAATTAAATAGTAAAGGCGCAGGTGTATATTTTACTGTAAACAAAACAGATCTTTGTGGTAGATCTAGAAAAAATATAACAGATGTAAGAGCAGTATTTATAGATCTTGATGGTACACCATTACCTACAAAGTTTGATGTTATTCCTAATATAGTTGTTAATACAAGTCGTAACAAGTTTCATTGTTATTGGATTGTAAAAGATATGCCATTAGAAAGTTTTGAATTATACCAAGAAGCACTTGCAACAAAATTTAATTCAGATCCTAAAGTAAAAGATCTTCCACGTGTAATGCGTGTTGCAGGTTTTTATCATCATAAAAAAAATCCTTATCCTGTAAAAATTATACAATGTACTGCACATGAACCATACACTATGAAAGAAATAAGAGATGGATTGAGATTAGTAAGGCCAGAACGTAAAGTAATAAAGCATGATCCATCTATTTATCAAGGCCAATATTACGTTATGGATGTGGCGAGGGTGATAGACACGAACAATTAGTAAAGATGTTAATATCAATAAGATTACGTGGCGAAACATATGATTATGCAAAGACAGAAGCATTACAATTTAATAATCATTGTAAACCACCAGATGATGAAAAAGAAGTATTATTTCAACTTAACGATATATGGAAAAGATATGAACCTACTACGAGAATATCAAAAACAAGCAATTAATAATATTAGAAATCATTTTGCAAAAGGCAAAAAGAAAGTTTTACTTGTTGCCCCTACGGGTAGCGGTAAAACGGTGATTGCATCATCAATGTTAGAACAGATTGTAGAAAAGGGGAACTTTGGTTTGTTCGTTGCACATAGAAGGGAATTGGTGATGCAATGTAGCCGTAAGTTAGCAGACTTTGATATTAAACATGGTGTAATTATGGCAAGTAAAACACCTAATCATTATGCAGATGTACAGATAGCTTCAATACAAACATTTACATCACGTAAAGATAGAGATGATTTTATAAAACCAAATGCAAATGTTATAATTATAGATGAAGCGCATAGATCTACTTCAAAGTCATTTAAAAAATTAATAGAAGAATATCCAGACGCATATGTTATTGGCCTTACTGCAACACCTTGTAGAGCTGATGGCAAAGGTTTAGGCAACATATATCAAGAACTTGTACAAGGTGGTAATATTAAAGATCTAACTAACAAAGGTTTTCTTGTACCTAATAGAATAGTTGCACCTACGATACCAGACTTACAAGATATACGTATTGTTGCAGGTGATTATGAAAAGAAAACATTAGATAACAAAATGAATACACCTAAATTAGTAGGTGATATTGTATCTCATTGGATACAACATGGCGAACAAAGGCCAACCGTTGTTTTTGGTGTATCAATAAAACATAGTAAATACATTGCAAATATATTTAAACAAAATGGTGTACCAAGTGGCCATATAGATGGTGAAATGCCAGAAATAGAACGTGAAGAACAATTAGAAAAATTAAATAGTGGTAAGATAAAAGTATTATCTAATTGTATGGTCTTGACGGAGGGCTGGGATCAACCCAAAGTGTCTTGTGTAATTATAGCTAGACCTACTAAATCATATTCATTGTACTTACAAATGGTAGGTAGAAGTTTAAGACCTGCGCCTAATAAAAAAGATACATTGATTATAGATCATAGCGGGTGTGTATATGAACATGGCTTTCCAGAAGATGTACCAGATTGGCAACTAAAAACTAGCAAAGAAAAAGAAAAGAAAAAGAAAGAACCTAAACCTATAGATCAACAACCTTTTACGTGTGTTGAATGTGATACGGTTTATAAACCTATAAAAGATAATCCAGAATGTCCTAATTGTGGCCATATACCTACAAAGAAAGAAGAAGTTATACTTATCAAACAAGGTAGATTAGTAGAACTGCCAAAGATGAAACCAAATGCAGAAGATAAAGAAAACTTTTATGCGCAACTTGTCTATTTTGCAAAACAAAAAGGATACAAAGAAGGATGGGCTTCATATACATTTAAAGAAAAGTATGGTCATTGGCCTCATTCTAAAAAAGTAATTCCTGTAGCTACAGGTAAAGATGTTATGGGATACATACAACATCTAAATATACGTAGAGCAAAATCTAAAAACATAAGGGAGTTTAGTTATGAGTGAAGAATATATTGAAAAGAAAATGCATCAGTTAAGAGAGTTAGGTAAGAACCATGCAAACGCAAAGAAAAATCTAACAAAACTAGAGCATGGCCGTAAAATATTATTGTCTGTAATAATGAAAGAGAAAATGATAAATTCTAATACAGGTAAGATGGATAGCGTTAATGCCCAAGAACGAGAAGCAAGAGCAGATGAGAGATATAAAATACATATTGATAATCTTGCAGATGCAGTAGGTAAAGAAGCAGAATTAAATTGGGAAAAATATTTAGTACAGATTAATTTTGATAGTTGGAAAACCAAGACTATAAATCAAATGGCGGAATATAAAAACTATGGCAACAAAAAATAAACTAGAAATTATTAACAAGTTTGACAAGTACCAAGTATGGTGGATAGATCACATATCACACAATCAAT